CGAATATTTGGGAGTCATGACGCGCACTGAAATGCTGGCAACGTATTTTGTCAATGACACCGGAGACACAGGCACATGGAGGCTTAAGGGATGGGGCCAGTCTCGTTTCTGGGAATGGATGGGAACGTGGGCCGTTGTGGTGCGCAATCCAGAAGATATTGGATTTGATGGAGCGGAATATATCTTGCCGCCACTGGAATACCATGAGCATGTAGTAGAGGCAAATGCGGTCACCGATGAATTGTTTGCGCGTCCGGCGCAAACGCTGCAAGAGCGACGCAAGGCGCAGCGTGATAGCCTGGAAGCCCGATGTAAAGCCTTGGCTGATGTGGTGAATGCGGATACTTCAGAGCCATGGATTATTTGGTGTCACTTGAATGATGAGGCTGAATTGCTAGAAAAATTGATCCATCGCGCGGTCAATGTGCAAGGAAATGACCAAGATGACTTTAAAACAGACGCGATTGCTTGGTTTACAGGGAAAAAATGTGTTTGCGGCGATAAGCGTTTTAGTGCTAAACTGGCATCATGCCAACATCAAGACAAAACCCAAACTACCAGCGCGAGTACTACGCAAAAAACAGAGAAAGACGAATCGCGGAAGCATCAGCTTATCAAAAAGCAAATGCTGATGAAAGACGCGAATACAACGCAAAGTACTACGCAGCAAACAAAGAAAAATTGCAGCAGCAAATGCGAGAGTACAGAGACAAGACAAGGGAAGAAAGACTCGCAAAACGCAGAGAGCAATACGCAAACAACCCAAAAGTCAGAGACACTGCACGCGCAAAAGCAAAGCAATGGCAAGCAGAAAATCCAGAAGCAAGACTTAACCAAAGAGTCAAAAAATACGGTATTACCGGAGAAGACTATCGAAGAATGCTTGCAGAGCAAGATCATGGGTGTGCAATTTGCGGAAGCAAGAACACTGGAGACAGTCGAGGAGGAAGATTCCACGTTGATCACTGCCATAACTCTGGGTCCGTCAGAGGACTTTTATGCTCACCATGCAATCTCGGAATTGGAAAATTCCAAGACAATCCAGAGCGACTCGAATCAGCCGCAATGTACTTGCGGCGCCACAAAAAATAATCAAGTTCTAGTGACTAAGGTACGCATGTTCGGATATGGCTTGAACATGCAACATTGCGCACGCATGGCGTTTGTTGGGCTGGATGATTCATTTGAAAAGTTTTATCAGGCCGTAAGGCGGTGTTATCGTTTCGGCCAAAAGCGAAATGTGCAAGTGCATTTGTTCACTTCTGAAAATGAAGGACAGATTCTTGCAAACCTGAAACGCAAAGAAGAACAGCATCATCAGATCAGCGCAAATATGATCGAGCACATGAAAGACATTATGAATAATGAACTAAAGGGCCAAGAAAACATCGTAGACGAATATCGTGAAGATACGCATATTGGCGATGGATATACAGTGCATTTGGGCGATTGCGTGAAGTTGGCAAAGCGCATGGAAGATAACAGCATTGATTATTCACTTTTTAGTCCTCCGTTTGCCGACCTTTTCACATATTCAAACAGTGACCATGATATGGGCAATTGCAAAAACGATACAGAATTTGCAGATCAGTTTAAATATCTTGTAAAAGAGCTATATCGCGTATTAAAGCCTGGCCGCAATGTTTCGTTTCATTGCATGAATTTGCCGACAACCAAAATGCGCCAAGGCTTTATTGGTTTGCGCGATTTTCGCGGCGATCTGATTCGCACGTTTCAAGAAGAAGGTTTTATTTACCATTCAGAAGTGTGCATCTGGAAAGATCCAGTTGTAGCCATGCAGCGCACAAAGGCACTCGGTTTGCTGCACAAAACAATCCGCGAAAACTCTACCATGTGCCGCCAAGGACTGCCTGATTATGTTGTCACCATGCGTAAGCCTGGAGACTGCGAAGATCGCGTAACGCATGGCGATGATCTTCCTGTTTTGATGTGGCAGAAATATGCAAGCCCGATCTGGGACGATATCAATCAAAGCCGCACGCTCAACAAGCTGCCAGCCCGCGATGAAAACGACACCAAGCATATGTGCCCGTTGCAATTGGACGTGATTGAGCGATGCATTCATCTGTGGACAAATAAAGGCGATCTGGTATTTAGCCCGTTTACTGGAATTGGCTCAGAGGGATATTGCGCCATCAAAATGCATCGCAGATTTATCGGCACTGAATTGAAGCCATCTTATTATGAGTTGGCATGCCAAAACATAGAAGATGCGCGCACAGATCAGGCCGGATTATTTGCTTAATCATGCAAACCCGCATTCAATCCATGATTGAGACAGGTGCAAACGTAGCCATCGGCTACGTTATTGCCCTGTTATCACAAATTGCCATTTTCCCGCTATTCGGTATCCATGCATCAATTGGCACAAATATTCAGATTGGCGCATGGTTTACCGTTATCAGCATTTTGCGCTCATATTGTGTGCGCAGAGCATTTAATTGGTTGCACAAATGACCGCACTACCACCACCACAAAACAGCGCCAGCGTGCTGATTGACAGGAATCACGAGGCCAATGCGGATCCGCCGCGCCCGCATATGGGCTGTTCATTACTAGGCCACCCGTGTGACCGTTACCTATGGCTGTCATTCCGGCACGCCGTGCAAGAGCAATTCATTGGCCGCATGCTGCGCCTATTCCGGCGCGGCCAGAATGAGGAATCAGTCGTAGTTTCTGACTTGCGCGCAATTGGCGTAGACGTGCAATCTACCGGCGCATCACAATCCCGCGTCAAATTCGATTGCCACGTTTCCGGCAGCGTGGACGGCATTATTGAATCTGGATTGCCGGAATCGCCAAAAAAGCGCCACATTCTTGAGATTAAGACCTATAACCGGAAGTCGTTCGATAAGCTGACGAAGGATGGCGTACAGAAAACCAAGTGGCAACATTTTGTCCAGATGCAGCTATACATGCTTGGAACAGGCATAGACCGCGCTTTTTATATCGCCATCTGCAAAGATTCCGACGAAATCTATACAGAACGCATCCGATTTGATAAAGAACTGGCGGAAAAGTATCTTGAGCGCGGCAAGCGCATTGCGCTGGCCGAACGGATGCCGGAGCCATTGAGTGCAGACCCGTCATGGTACCAATGCCAGTATTGCCCGGCGCACTCCATGTGCTTTGCTAAAGAGCCTACAAAATGCGTCAATTGCCGCACTTGCGCCCACTCCACGCCGAAACCAGATTCCACATGGCGCTGCGAACGCCACCAGGCTGACGGCATTCCTGTCGAGTGGCAGCGCAAGGGGTGCGAGTCTCACGTTTTGCATCCTGATCTGGTTCCGTGGAAGCAGAAAGACGGTTTAGACGAATGGACTGCGATTTATGAGATTGACGGCAAAGACGTTGCAAATGGCGCGCCGCGTTCTGGTGTTTATAGCAGCGCGGAATTGCTTGCCAATCCTGCTTTGTGTGCCAGCGGCCATCAGTTTATTGAAGCCGTGAGTGATCAGTTTGGCGCATCAATAGTTGGATGAAAAGAAGTAAATTATGTCATCAATACAACTCAGAGAATATCAATCAAGATCAATTCATCAGTTATATGATTGGCTGAAAAACAATTACGGTAATGTTTGCATGGTTCTTCCTACTGGCGCAGGAAAATCAGTCATTATTGCAGAAATCGTGCGAGATGCTTTGCAAAATTGGCCAGAAACCAGAGTTTTGATGCTGTGTCATCAAAAAGAACTTTTAGAACAAAATTCTGAGAAATTACGAGCATTATGGCCGAATGCGCCAATGGGCATTTACAGCGCCAGCATTGGCAGCAGATGTTTGAGTGAGCCGATTACGTTTGCTGGAATCCAATCCGTGCGGAATAAATCAAGCGCAATAGGCCATATTGATTTGTGTATTATTGATGAGTGCCACCTCGTGAGCCATAAAGAAGAAGGCGGATACAGGACGCTGCTTAGTCAGTTGCAAGCAATCAATCCGGCCTTGCGCGTGATAGGCTTAACCGCAACTCCTTACAGGTTGGGCCACGGCCTAATCACGGATAAGCCCGCGCTGTTCGATGATCTTATTGAGCCGGTCACAATCGAGGAATTGGTTTATAAAGGCTATCTGTCTGTTCTGCGGTCAAAAGTCACAAGCCTAAAATTGTCAGTTGAAGGCGTACATAAGCGCGGAGGCGAATACATCGAAAGCGAATTGCAGGCTGCGGTCGATACCAATGACAACAATGTGCAAGTGGTCAGCGAAATCATGCGTTTTGGCGCAGATCGCAAGTCGTGGCTGATTTTTTGCGCCGGAGTAGATCATTCTGATCATATCGCAGAATTGCTACAGGAAAACGGAATCATTGCCGAATGCATAACCGGCAAGACACCAAAAGCCGAGCGGGAAAGAATGCTAGCCGCATTCAAGCGCGGCGAAATTCGCGCATTGACTAACGCGCAGGTTTTAACAACAGGATTTGACGCGCCTGGCATTGATATGATTGCCATGCTGCGACCGACTATGAGTGCCAGTTTGTATTGTCAGATGGCCGGTCGTGGCTTGCGAATCGCGCCAGACAAAAAAGACTGCCTAGTACTTGACTTTGCAGGAGCAGTGCAGACACATGGCCCAATCACAGCAATCAAACCGCCCAAGCGCGGCGGCGACGGCACAGGCGAAGCGCCGGTAAAGGTATGCGACGAATGCGGCGAACTGGTGCATCCGTCTGTCATGATCTGCCCAAGCTGCGGCACGCAATTCCCGGAGCCGGTTAAAAAGGTTTTGCACCTTCGTGACGATGACATTATGGGCAATGAGCGCAGTACGCTGGAAGTCACGTCCTGGGGCTGGAGAAAGCATACCAGTCGCAGCAGCGGCAAGGAAATGCTGGCTGTCACATATTATGGCGCACTATCAGACAAGCCAATCACGGAATATCTGCCCGTGGCGCACGATGGGTTTGCAGGACAGAAAGCCATGCGTGAGCTGGTCACAATTGAGCGATTGGCTGGCGCGACAATAACGGGCACAATCGCAGATGATGGCTGGCTAGATAGTGCGGCGGCTAAGATGGCGCTGTCACAGTCGCCGGCATTGATTGAATATCGTATGGAGGGGAAGTATCCCCGAGTCTTAAACAGGGAGTGGAAATGAGCAGACCAAAAGAGCCGGAATATCTCGTGCAGTGGCGTGAATGGATGCGGGCAGGCCCGCCAAAGTGCTGCCACACATGTGAGCACTATTCGCCAGATGGCGAGTGCTGGCAGTACAAAATGACACCGCCGCAAGCGTTTGCGGATAGTGTTGGAGAGTGCAAGGACTGGATACCGGAGATCCCATTTTGACAAACGAAACACAATCAGAACACGCCGAACAGCGCGAATTTGTGAGTTGGTTCCGCAAGCGCCATCGCGGAATCCGCATCATCGCCATACCAAATGGCGGCCAGCGCAGCATTGCCACAGCCGCAAGACTGAAAGCGGAAGGCGTAATGGCCGGAGTGCCAGACTTGTTTATTCCTGCCTGGCGCATCTGGATTGAGATGAAGCGTGAAAAAGGCGGCACGGTTAGCGCCGATCAAAAGGAGTGGATTGCTTATCTGACCGAGTGCGGCTATCGCTGCTTTGTGGCGCGCGGCGCAGAAGATGCTAAGCGCCAGATCATCGAAATCGAGTATGAGGCGTAATCAGCCGCTGGCCGCTGGTCTGGCAGATCACTATCTGCTCCGTTCGCTGCCGCCCGGAGCGGATAGCAGCTAGCCGTGAAGGATCGTCGGAACTTAGCCCTTCCGACACGCGCCGGGCTGCACGTCATGTATGGGCTGTGGTCAAATTATAACAGAAACAAAAAATTACATTCAAGATGAAAAAAATGCGTTTTTTTCTATATCATTGAGCCATCAACACAGCAAAGGAGGAAAACATGACAGTTGAAAGAATCTTTGGCCCCATCGAATTTGAGGGCTTTTCGCTGACTGGCGAATATTTTTACACAGCGCCCATTGCGCCACGATATGCCGCTGACCCGCTGGATTCGGACCCAGGAGAAGGCGCGCAGGTGGAAATCGTCTCGGTCTATATCGACGATGGCAATCGAAACGCCATCGAATTGATCGCACAGTCACTGGTGCATTGGCTGGAAGATCGTATTGCCGTGAATCTTTCGGATGAGTCCGACTATGACGAATCAAACGATGTGGAGGAAGTATGACACGCGAAGAAGCAATCAAAAACATCATCGAGGAAAACATAAGGACAGCCCGCAATTTTCTAACGGAGGCTGTAGACACAGATAAAAGCGAGTCAGTCAGTGCGCTGTATGTCGAATTGGCGGCAAAGCGGATTGATTTGGTATTGGCTTTGATGCAGAAGGAGGGAGCATGAACACCCGCAAATATTCCAGAACGATGGCCGAGGCGTTCGGCCCGTACACCAGCAATCAATTGGAGCCAATGCCAGAGGATGACGCAGTGACGGACGTGGCGCTTGTGCTGGCATCTGTTGCAGCGGTGGCGCTGGCAGTCGTTTCACTTTTCGTATGGGGGTTGGTATGAGCAAGCACACGACCGGCCCATGGTCAGTTGGCAAGGTCAGCCACAAGAAACAGCGCGTAGATATTGATTCACTGCATGCTGATCAGACGGTAGGTCATCAGACGTGGCGCGGGCTTGCTCGTGCATATGGATGCAAAGACATGCCAGCGGAAGGCACCGCCGCGATGCTTGCTAACGCCCGCCTGATTGCCGCTGCGCCGGAATTGCTGGAGGCGCTGCAGGAGCTGCGATATGCAGCAACGGATAAGGCGGAACAGATGGCGGATGCCGCAATCACAAAAGCCACAGGAGAACGAACATGACAACAAAAGACGAGGCGTTGAGGGCGGTGCTTTCTGCGCTGGAACAGATTCAAGATGCGATGCCTTTCCCGTCTGCAAGAAACGCAATCAAGATGTGTAGCGAAGCACTGGCGCACGATCACGATGACAGCGACAGAACCGACGCAGAGTGCTTCCGATTTTGGGTAAGCGAAGCGGCTAGAAGCCCTGCATCGATTGCCAAGCTCATCATGTACTGCACAACGGAGCAGGAATACAGGGACGCCATTCTGCCAATCGTTATGGCGCGGAAAGCAGTCATCGCAAAAGCCACCGGGAGCGAAGAATGAAAGCGCCACGCAACGAGCGCGAGGCATACGCCGCACTGTCTCGCATACAGCACAAACAAGCGCCAGCACATCAAGCGACACGAAAAAGTTTTCTCAAATCGGCAATTTTCGTGGCTTTGGTGATAACATTAATTTTCGTTTTCTGGAGGTTCTAAAATGTCACAACAGTGGGAAAGCTCACACACACAAAAGGCGCTTCTGATGCGCGCCAACGGCGCATCATTTAACACAATTGCAAAGGCGCTAGGCTTTTCCAAAAGCTCTGTTATTTATCGCATCAAGCAAACCGACCCAAACCACACGCAGACTAAATCCATGATGTCTGACTCGGAGGTCCAACAGTTGCGCGAAATGATGGATGAAGGGTACGGGACACGCGCCATTTGCATTGCGCTGGGCCGAAGCTTTAGCACAATTAGAGACCACGCGCGAGAATACCGCGCCAGCAAAGGCATTGTTTTGCCGAAGCGTTTTGAATGGACAGAAGAACACAAACAGCGCGCAATTATGCTGCGGAGCCAAGGCCACACGCACAAAGAAATTGCTGCCGATCTTGGCTGCTCCAGAATGTCTGCCGCTTGCTTTCTTGGTAATAAGCAACGCAAAGCGCAACAGCAAACAGAGGCGGTGCAAGAGCCTGTGCAAATTGTTCAACAACGCACAATCATGAATAGCACGATGCGCGAACCGCTTCCAAAAGGCGGATGGTCACCAACAAGACCTGGCGCAATGGATTATCAAAACATTCCTAGCGTGGGCATCGGATGAACGCATTTACGAAAAAGCCAGACATCAGCGCATGGCTCAAAAAGGAGCAGTCCGTGCAGCGCAGCCGTACCAACGGGCAGGGCGGGCCGAAAGTCCAGAATGCGCATATACAGATCAATCCCAATCAAAAGACTTTCAACCGGCAAATCAAGGAGAAATGAATGAAACAGAACATTGAACGAATTCAAAAATGGTCATATGACGTGGGCATTTACGAACACAGCACAGTACAAGCGCAGGCTCTGAAGGCAGTTTCTGAAATGGGAGAAGTGGCCGACGCAGTTATCAAGCATGACTTGACAGCTTTGGAAGATGGTATTGGCGATGTGATCGTGTGCCTGGTCAATGTGGCCTACATGAGCGGCATTGACGTGGTTGACGCGTTTGCAAAAGTGACGGATGAAGTCACGGCTCGGCGTGGCCGCATGGTGGCCGGTGGAGCATTCGTGAAGGATGAGAAATGACTAAATACGGAGAAACCAACTGCCCAGAATGTCGCGGCACAAACTATGGTCACTACAGCCACTGTTCAAAATACGGCGGTGAGAAGAGGGGACACAAACACGCAGCACTCATGGCGCAATACGCACAGGATGCGCTGGAAACCGATAAGCCGGATGAGAAGTTGCGCGCAATGTGGGTCAACTACGCGCCCATCGTTGGCGGCGTCATTGAATTCGCCCGCGCAATCGAAGCCGCGCACGGTATTGGAGCAGAGCATGACGCAAGATGACATCATCCGATGGGCGCGTGAGGCGGGGTTAGCTCAATGGCACGAGTCTATCCAACAGCACGGGTTCACGTTTGCAGAACCTGATCGCCTTGAACGCTTTGCCGAACTGGTAGCCGCATCCGAGCGCGAAACCATCATAGACATCGTCGCATTGCACGGCGGCAGCGTCGAGATTGAAGCGGCAATCCGAGCAAGGGGTAACGATGGCCCGCAGTAAAAAGCCACGCAAAGCCTACAAACCGCCCGCATGCCGCGTTACTGCCCGCATCAAGGACTGCCTGCTGTTTGAGAAAGTGGTGGCCGACAACCGGCCATACACCAGAGAGCGCATCGCGGAAATTAGCGCCGCCAGATGGATGGAGTTGCACCGCATATCCACCGGCAAAGGCACTTTGCAAGACCTCGATCAGATGGCGATTGCGTACAACGTGACGAAAGTGCTTGCAGAAAAGATTGGGCGCGAATGCTCAGAGGTATGCCACGCGGCAACCAATGCGCTGTTGAACGCCAAGACGCGGTACACCCGCGCCGGACGCATCGGGCTGGACGGCGAAGGCTTGCAGCGTGTTAGGGAGTTGCTCGGGCTGTACGACGAGTTGCTGGAACACATTACGCCGCTGCATTACAAGGCGGCAGTTTATGAGGTGCTGCGCCGCATGAAGGCCGGTGAAATTATCAGGGAAATCACAGAATGAACACCAAACTACCGGAAACACTACGCAAAATAGTTCAAGGAAAAGCAATGGTCAATTTATCAGCAAAGCAGATCAATGAGCTTGCTGATTACATTGAAAAGTTGCAAAAGCAAATTAGGGATGAGAAATGCAAATCAACGAAATGACCCATCCGCGATGCTTTGATTCGCGCAAAGAATACGACTCTTGGCGCGAATCTGCTAGGATGTGCGGCGAGTCTTGCAACATCTGCCACGACTGCACACATGCCTACAGGTACGAAATGCAATTGCAGGGCCGATGTGACCGGACTATTTTCTGGGGCTTTGTGCCGAAAAAGGCTAACGTACAAACTGACTAAATGAAATACTGGGCCAAGCGCGTACTAATCCCGCTTGCTTGGCCTGGCAGTCTTTATAAGCACCAACAGTATCCACAATCCACGCCGCTACAGTAACGGCCTGGCCGTCTGCAATCAGCGGTAAGTCTGGACACGGCGCGGCCAGATCAGCGGGCGGCGCTGGCGGCTGATATGCCACCGATGGCCTGGTTGACGACGCGCACGCTGTCAGGCCCAAGACAAGGGCCAGTAACGGTACGGATAACGGTTTCACGTACCACGCGGATGCGTTCTTTCTCATTGATTATCACCCCCTGATAACTGTTGCTGGCCTGCTGGCCTGCGGTTGTGTCTGCAGCGGCTGCGCTTGCCGCTATTTGCGCCTGCTCTGCTCTGGCTGCGTCCCACTTGGCCTGCACCGATGCGGACCCGGCGTTGTAGCGGCTGCGCCCGTAGGCATGCACCATCAACCCAGTGAGTGCCAGCACAGCAGCGCCAGCCAGATAGCGCCAATGCTTGAGCGCGAAAATCATTACGCCTGTCATGATACAGCCTTGAGCGCCGTTTCGTAGCATTCCGGCCATGTGCGTGGATGTGGTTTTCCAGGCCTCCAGTTGCGGAGGTAATACCCCCACGCTTCGGACTGTTCCCCGATGGCTGGCAGCTTGGCGGCATCTGTGAACAGCAACAACCGAGCAGCAGCAGCGGCCAGCACGTCATCGGTTTCCAGCGCCAGCCAGACATTCATCGGCTGCGCCGGCACGTTCCTTGCATTGCAAACGCTGTGCATCCAGAAGCGGCTAGACGGATGCCGCAATACGCCGGTAACGCCGCCGCCCCGTTCAAATTGTAGTAATCCTCTTGCCGGACCCTTTCCGCCGCCATTCAGAATTTGTGCTCTATGCTTTAATCTTGATTCCTGCATTGCAATTGCCACTAGCATAACCCTTGCCTCTGGCGTATCCATAGCCTTTGGCAGCAATGTCATGGCTTTTGTGATTATCACATCATTAAATGTTTTTGGAGAAATTGGAAGCGGAAGCTGGCTCATGCATTTCTCCATGTATTACCCTTGCTGATGTGCCACGCAACCATGTACGGCACCCCTATCAGAACAGCGGCATCCTTCACAGATTTACCTTCTCCTATAGCGCGCTTCACTTGCTTTGCTTTTTCTATGTCACACTGGGCATTACGGCGCAACTGGCTGTTTTGCGCATGATCTAGAAACCTGCAATTAGATGGAGAATATGGTCCATTGACATCAATCCGATCAAGCTCTAGACCTTTCTCATATCCGTTTTCTGTTGCCCAATCTACAAACGCTTGCGGATCTGACTCCCATTCGTCACAGACATAAATTCCGCGGCCGCCGTAATACGCATAATTAGTGGCAGACGGATAATTGCATCTAACCCTAATTGCCTGTAGCAGCTTGTAAAGCGGATGTCCAGCCAATCCGTGAGTTGCGCGCCTTTTGTTTGCGCACGCCATGCACGGTTTGCCAATCCTGCGCTTGTCGCTCATTCTGTTTTTGCCACAATCTGGGCAATGGTTTTGAAAAAGCGGCGTTCCGTTTGATGATCGTGCTGTTGGAGTCATGTTCATTTTCCAGCCCTAATCATTTCAAAAATGCGCCTTGCTTCGGCTTTAGCATGCGACCACAACCCATTCGGATCGTCGGCATATTCCCGGTAAATGCGCCGCATGCTTCGCACGCTCAACAGCGCCACGCCGAGATTGATAAGCACTTCCCCGAAGCCGGGGTTTTCGTGTGCGCCAAACGCCAGCAATACCCGCAAGCCGCCGCCCAGCATCAGCGCATTGCCCCACAGGGCAAGGCTGCGTATTGTGTATTTCCAACGTGACAGATTGCAGATGGCGTGCTGCACAATCAGCGCGCCGCACAACATATTCACCGCCCAGAGCATGTATCCCCACGCCATAACAACGCCTTGCATCACTTTCGCCCTCCGGTGAATTTGGCAATCAAGTCAGATAATCCAGTAAGAAGTACGCCTGTCAGGTTCGGCCACGAAGCGCCGATAACGATGGCAGACAGGGCCTGCGCCACCGGGCGCACGGTAGTGGCCGCTTCACCGAAGTCCACAACAAGCAGCGCCACGGCAGCAACCACCGGAGCGCCTGAACCGGCCAGCAACGTGCCGATGCCGATGCGTGACCAGCCTTTGCGCCTGGTTGTCTGCTCTCGCAAGCCGTGGGCAATGCCAGCGGCGATAGCGCCCAGCAGCAGGGCATCTACTGGCATCCCAAAGAGGCTTAGGCATGTCCCGTACAAAGCGCTTTGAAACAAGCACCCTGCGAAGGATGATTGAGCGGTTAGCAAGCGGTCAGGCATTTTTATCCTTTGTTATCGCATAAGAAACGGGGCAGCGCCTACCACAGCGCCTAAAACAGTAACGACAAAATCCAACACGTCTGGTGTGTTTGTTTCCGGGCGCAGGTAGTCGTGCAGTTCCTTGCCAGCGCCAACGGCCAGCGCCAGCAGAAAGCCAGTCATGGCCCCGAACAGATAGCTGGCGAAGATGGAAATGAGCGCACCAGCGACGAAGTGCAAAACTTTATCGGATGGCATGCAGAATTCTTTCTGGAGTCACACGCTTGCGAGTACTTATGCCAAGCACCAATGCTGGAAGCTCAAAGCAGTACAGGCGCTTGCCGTCGCTCCACCTGCCTGGTAGCATGAAGGCCAGCAAGGAAAACCAGTCATATTTCGCGCCTGCATGCGCTTGTAGTGCGGTTTGCAGTTCATCGCGGAACGAATCAGGCAGGGCGAATAGCTCCCACCGATTCGGCGTCCAGTCGTCTGTGCTGGTCAGGCCATCGGTAACGGTAACGTGGTGCAGCACACCGTCACACATGATTCCGGCATGGCACCACTGCGACACCAGCCGCCAGCGCACCAGTGCGCACAATGCGCGTTGCCACCACGGAGCGCCGACGGCAGCGGTGCGGCGAAAGGCGACGTAGATGCCGGTCATAGCTTCGATGCCGCCACGAACAGCACATCAATGCCGGATTCATCGAGTCCGAGCGCAGCGCCAAGTTGCGCCACGAATGGATTGCTGCGCTGGAGCGCATTGCTGTATTCCCACTCGATGCTGGCCGCAGTCTTATGCGGTTCCGGCATGGACACAATCGCCGCATCTACGCCAGCCAGCTTGCCCGCAGCAAGCAAGGCAAGGCGGGCTTGGCGCATGGTTACTTCTTGAGGCACACGGGCTTTCAATTCTTCCGCCGTCAGTTGGCGCACGACCCATTTTTGCGCCCATGCGCCATTGTTTTTGACTGGCGTTACCTGCTCTACGGATTGCGTTGCTTCGTCATATTCTGGTGGCGCGGTTTCAGCAACTACCACCAGGCCGATGCTAGACAATGTTTCTTCTGTTGGCTCGCTTGGCAGCGACACCTGCGGATTATCTCGTCGGTAATCAAAAATCGAATATGGGTATTTTACAATTGCGTCGTTTTCAATCAATGCGTACATTTACAAAACCCCCAAATAACCGGAGAATTTACCAAGATAGAACGTATTATCTGTCATGCTGTGCGTACCAAGATCGCCAGCAGAGTTAATCATCCACGCAGCAATAGCAGATCGGGATGCCGCGCCACCGGAGTGCGCCAATTGATCATCCCCGTTAGTTGTTGGTGTATCTACACCGCCAAACATGCCAACAATAACAATCCCTGTCGGAATATCAGAAGCCGAGTTGTAAGACTCAGTTCCTGATCCGGTTGCCATTGTCCCAGATACGCCATCAGTCACAGAAACAATTGGAGAGCTTGGCCGAATTACAAGCAAAGCCTTGTTGTCTGTTGTTGCGTCCATTCCTGTGATTGAATATGTACCATTTGCAGTAGCAAGGCCATATGAAACATTAGACCTATAATAATTTGAGTTATAGGTTATTGTTCCTGTCATTATTGATGTAAATCCGGCTGGAGTAACGGCAGTTGGGGATAATGTTGCTCTGTATGACAGATCGGCCAATATCAACAAATCACCGACTTTAGTGCTGGCCGGAGTGCTAATAGTTCCGCTAGTTGAGGTTGCGGTTGCGATTGGCGTAAATGTGCGCTTACCACTACCGCGCAGAGCTTGGCACAATCTCATTATGCTGCCCCAGGACAAACGCCATACACTTGCGTGCCGACTTTCCACAGTTGAATAACTGTATATTTGGTCACATCAAGCGTAGGCGCAGACCCACCGACCCACACGACACCAGAGCCACCAAACGTTGCATCTGTCCATGTGATCGTGTATGCTGTACCATCAAGCACCATCAAAGTTATTGATTCACCGGCAGCAAAATTGGTTGCCTTTGGCGTGCGGTTTGCGCCCAACGTTACAATCTGCACTGAGCCATTGCCCGGGTCAATCTCAAATGCCGCGCCATCGGTGATCGTATAAACATCTTCTTTGATGCAGCCAGTAATAGCCGGGTCTGTCAGCAGGCCCCCCGTGGCTGTTTGAACGAATTCGGTCGTGGCAAGCTGCGTGGTGCTCGTGCCAGCCGTGGCCGTTGGCGCGGTAGGCGTGCCCGTCAGAGCAGGGGATGCCTTTGGCGCGTAAGATGACAAATCGACAAGATCGCTTTTCACGACCGACACCGACAGCTTCTTATCGACTCCGCCCTGCCGAACAATCATCAGGTCAGCGTCTGCAACGGTTGTTGCGGCTGTTAGATCATCAATCGTGGCTTTGGTTGATCCAAGCTTGGCAGTTATTGTGGTTTCGTTATTTGCCAGCGCAATCAATTCTGCCCGCTTTTCCAGCAGGTCACGCAACAATGCTTCTTCGGTATCTGTCAGTGCCATGTTTTACCTCAATATTTAATGCAGGCTAGAAGAGCCACGTTGCGCGGGCGGTTTTCGTCTGCTGTTGGGACGACATTAGACGCATCAAAAAGGACTTGTCGAAATGCGCCTTTGTCGCCATCAACACCATCGCCATATGTGCTCGTCACTTCAAATGCACCATCAATTGTTACACTACCCTCTGACGAAAGAGTAATATTACCGGTGATATTGCGTATCGCGTCCCCTTGTACGCTTCCAATCACGCGCCCTGCATCAACACCACGCCCATTATCAAGACACCGGATAAATTCACCGCCCAATTGCGGCAAATTAAATGTAGACACGCCATTGCCCGCGCCGTATGTAGTACCAATAACAGCAAATAGATTGGCGTATTCAGTACGAGAAACTTCCGCGCCATTTGCTGTTAAAAATCCCGCCGGTGGCGTATTCATTGCAAAAAATGCGACTTGCCCAGTATGCGCTGCGTAAATTGCCGCCTTTACACCAGCCGGATGCGTTGCGCGCGTGGCATCTGACCCGGCAATTGTCTCTGCCGCAGTAGCCAGTTCAACAATACCAGAAACCGATTCCGTGGCGTTGTTAATTGTTGGCGTGGTGTATGCCTTGAGAATCGCACCAGTAACGTTTTTATCCGAACCGGACTGGCTCAACAGGAACAGATCAGCGTCCGTGATATTGCTTGCGGCCACCAAATCAGGAACGGTTACTTTGGTTGCGCCGAGCTTGGAGATAATCGTAGATTCTGCGCTGGCAAGCGACAAAATAGCCGCTTGCTGGTCCAGCAATTCACGAATCAATGCTTCTTCTGTTGCGCTAAGTGCCATCAAATATCCCCAGTTTGGCGGCTTTGCGCCATTATAATCACGTCCGAACCGCCAGAAATAGGCTGGTTGCCGCCGACTGTTGGAGTGCCTAGCGTTAATGTTGCGCTGGCAACTATTTTCAACGAATGGACAACCCCGGAAGCGCCTTTATATCCAATTGCCACCAGATACTTGTTCGGGTCGTTTTTGTCGAATGCTTCAAGCCGAATGGCGGAATATGGAACGGTAAATAGCCCAACCCCGTTTGCATCAGTCACACGGTCACGGTTAATAAGCCGGAAAATCTTTTGCAACAGCCAATTTAGCCATTGCGCGGGCAAAGGCTGGCCCCTTGCGATTGCAGTTTCTGGAATGAATCCACTTGTTAAAACAGCCTCAGGCGGCTGTCCGACATTCTGCTGCCCGTCAGGGTAGCTGATGTATGTTTCTGCAAAATCAATCGTCATTGAAAGACCCCAGTTAAATTATCATGTCCGAGCGTTTGCAGCATCTCTGGATTATAAACCGCGAGAGTCGGCCCGCCAATATCCAGATAAGCACCGCCAATCTCAATTTCAGCCGGAACAACACCACCTAGCGCATAATCTCCTGCCGCTTCGCCTCCGGTCGTTACTTGAATATCAGAACCATCAGCCGTAAGGTAACTGGACGCATTGTTTACAAACAATTCACCTGGAGGCGGGCTTTTGGAAAACCGGAATGGCCGATCTGCAAAAGATACTGCAACAGGCACAGTAGAAATGCCAGCCGGAGAAATATCCTGCATTGCGTTCTGTATGGTGTAATCCACAAAATAGCCATTTGTGAATAGTAGTGTCGTTGCCGGATATGCTTCCTGATATTGTGTATCCGTCGGGTCGGTCAGGAAGCGTAGCCCGTCTACCAGATTATCTGGCGTGCCTTTTGAGACGTTAACAAACACACGGAATTTAATCGCTTTGCGGTACGCCTCATCATCGCGCCCGCTGCGCTGCTCACCGACGATATAACCGCATCCGTCCAATTGCGCGCCAATGGCCGTATCAATCCATCGGTCAGACATCAATGAGTCTGCAACATTTTCCAGCGTAGTCAGTTGCGAAACGATAGCGGCCACAATCGCCCGCAGCTTTGGTGAGCCTTCAAACTGGCCGGTTAGCCTGGATACCGCAGTCGTTTCGTAATCAAACATTAGACACCTACCACGGAAATTCTTGCCTCATCGAACAGCACCAATTCAGCCCGCGCAACGGATGCATTGTTCGTGCTGTAGACTGGCGTTCCTACTTCGGTTTCCGTGATTGCCACCTCTACCGTTATCGAGCCGATGCCGCTAGTTGCTGCGTAAATTGGCCCGTAGAAACGCTGCGTGATAATGTCGTTGCCGACACCGAGCGATTGCCCATACGCAAGCACAGCATCTTTGATCGCCTGCACAATCTCGACGGTCAGCACTTCTTCTGCGTTGAGTGTGTTTACACTCACGCGCACCCATGCGTATTTATCGGATGGCCGGGAGAAATTGACAATCTGGCCGTCTCCGTTATCGTCATACACCACAATATCAGTATTGCCGTAAGTCTCGATTCCGGCAGGCTTCACTTCGTATAGCTTGCTGGCCACATCATGATCTGTGCCGCCAGAGACAACCACCTCAACAGAGTGAGGCGGCAGGTTATATTCGTCAAGCGTGCTAGTGCGGTTTTCGTATACCGCGCAATACTCAATTGATTGTACTTCTGCCAGCATCCGAGCGCGGATTGCCTGCACCGTAGCCGCGCCTGTAGCCCGCACGCTTGCCGCATGGCGCACGCGCAATTCCTCGTCGCTTTCAACAAAGCGGCCAGTTGTGCCCTCGATCAAGTTGCTGATTGCGTCCCATCCGTAAACGGTCGTGTCCAGCGTATTCAGCGCGACTACCGGGAGCGCATACGCGCCAAGCTCCACAGCAGTGAATGATACCGGAGTGCCAAGCGTGGTAATCTCAATCTTGCTATCGACTGTCAGCGTAAACGCGCTATAGCCGTCGGCACTTTGCAATCGCAGCATGCCATCACTGGCCGTTGCCGTAAAATCGTTTGCGTCAAACAATGCGGCCAGGCCGGAGCAGATTTCTGCGGCTGTTGCGTCAGAATCAGTCGTATAAACTACGCTCACACCACCGGCAATTACTTGATAGGTTGCAAGGCTTGTTACGGTTGTCGGAGTGATAACCACATCGCCAGCGGCAGAGCGGCTAATCACCGTGTCAGCGTCGGCCACATACTGTTTGTTATCGGCAGACCGCGCAATGGCCCCGGCAGGAATGAGTGTGCTTTCTGTGCCATAGCACATTGCAATAACGGTAGTCGGCGCAGCGGCAAGCCTTTCCAGACCCACGAAAGACACCGCGCCATCGAGCGATGTTCCTTCCGCACTGTACGGATACATGCTGTCGTATGTATGCTGGAGTACCTCGTAAGCATCGTCCAGCGCCGCCGAGAAAATGCCGATAATCTGACCGACAACGGAATCCGCATTGGTGTTTACCGGGCCAAGAACAGATGCAAACAATGCATCATATTCGCTCTTGATTTCCAGCAGTCTAGGCCGCTCAAATCCTGCTTCGGTCAAACTCATGCCGACACCTCAACTATTCCGTATGGCGTATTTACCGTGAATTGCACTTTAATAGTCCTGTTTGCGCGGTCAAATTTATAATCAAACGCCATGATCTGCGTTACGCCTTGCACTTCCAGAATGCTTTTGCGTAGCGCCACAATCGCGCCAGACATTGTTAGCTGCTTGCCAAGAATCTGTTGCAGATATGGTGTGCCGAATTCAGTATCAAGAAACCATTCCCCACGCCACAGTTTCAGCTTGATAAGCAATTGCTGGCGCACTTGCTCCGCGCCGTCCACCAGCACCAGATCGATGCCAGTGACCAATAGATCATGATCGGTATCAAGTGCAATATCACGCATTCGGAATCGCCGTATTCGCGCCACCAGCCGCAACACCGCCGTGCGTATGCTCACCGTCGATTTTCTTGCCGAGACTTGTTATGGCTCCGCCAGAATGCGTAATGTTGCCGGTAATGGCCGTGCCACCGCCACCAGAACCGGCCATTCCGCCCTGATAGGTCAGAAGCCCTTCAGTTGTCAGTGTGCCGGTATTCATTGTGCTTGGTGTTTCTATTGTGGTGCCGCCCGGAGCATTGATAATCAATTCTCCGAATGCCGTCAATCTGATATGCGCTTCGCCGAAATAAACAGTCAGATCGTTGTTATTTGTGCTATCTGAAACGCTGGCGTTTCCAATATCGCACATTATCGCACATGCATCCTGTAAATCAAACATTCTGCGATCATCCGTGCCATCGGTGGCTTGCTGCGAAAACACCAGCAAGCATCTGTCTCCGGGCTTAACTGGCCCCTTGATACCAGCAGCGCCGCCAGAGAATGACGGCCAGCAAACGCGCACATTTGGAATTATCGGATAATCCAGCACATCGCCATCTGCAAACCGCTTTTTGCCGGTTGGCGCAACTCTGGCAAGCCCATTTGCATATGACACAATCACTCCCGGGATTGCCGTATTCACATCCGCCAGATGCGATTTCATCATGCCATTCAAGGCATCAATTGCGCTGTTTGATTCTTCAGCCATTCTTCGGATACCTCAAAATCAGATTAGTGTGCCAGTCGTTGCCGTGCGTATCGCCAACGTGCGTTACTTCCTCAACCCGGAAGAATTCTTTATCAATGGATTTCGACTTGATCTGCACATAGCCGCCAGGCTCTATAAGGGGCTGTAGCATGGTTGTGACCTGATACCCTGCTACCTGTAGCACTTCCTGCGTTTCGCCGTCTGCGTCCTTTTCCGTACTCTTGCTAACGCCTTTTTGCTTGATCGTGATTCCTTCTTTAGCGGCAGCTTTCTCGGTCATAGTCTTTATCTCTTTTTTCGGAGAGCCGACCATACCGGAGTCAGAGGAAAGAACATACGCTTTCTGCTTAAACGTGCCGCCCTTCTTGATTATCTGAATCTCACGGTTTTGAATAGACCATTCAAGCCCCGCATTCTCGCAGGCCTTATCCATTGCGTCGCGCACGCGCCCAACAAATGCAAAGCCAGCCGGGTATGTCTTTTGTGCAATATCATCAGGCAGCTTGCGAACTGGCAATTTAAACTCGCTGGCAATCTTGGTAATAACTTGCTGCACGGTTGCGCCGCTGCCGAACGACAACGATGTTTTTGTATCCCGGAATTCAAGAAACCCATCTTGTATTTCAAGCTCGGTTATCCAATCCGGGCCTTCACGAGTTGTAAGCGCCCGCGTCACATTGCCGCTAAAGATAGTTGCCAGCCCGATATCTTCTTTGTACCCGGCCTGCAGAATCAGCACGTTACCGATTGTCTCGATCAGCGTTCGCGTGCTTGGCGCTGTATTCCACACTTGCACCGTGCAGCTATTTGGGCGCTGCGTCGCGCCTTTTTCAATATTGAATGCGATGCGAAGCCCGGAAAGCTCTTTGCCTTTCCCGCCAGCTTCGCCAATCACCAGAGAAACAACCCGATCAAAAAGCATTTATTGATCCCACAGCGTAGCTTCTGCGTCCCAATTGGTCAGGCCGCTATCCCACGTCGTTCCAATCAGCACAGCCGGAGCCTCTAGCGCAATCGTAGTAACAGCCTCTTGTTCCATCTCATAGTAATAGAGGCCGTAATTCGTGGCTAGATCGTCATAACCCGGCCTACCGGTCGTGCCTTTTTCCTGCAAAAACAGGAAGTCACCGACTGGCAATAGCGTATTCTTGAATCTGCCGATCAATGCATAATTCTTCACCATTTTGATATTTGTGAGAATCGGCTCATCATCCGCCGTATTGATAGACAACGAGAAGTAGCCGAAGCGTTCATTCCACATGACGCGCAAGATATACGGATTGCCTCCAATTTCTATTTCTAGTGTTTGGTCGGCTGTTGCTGGCAGCAGTGGTATCTTTTGAATGAGCATTTAGAATCCTAATGCACTTGCGCCAGAGTTTACAAGTGACTTGGCAGCCGATCTGCTGACTTTCTCGGCCACCGGCTTATTGGCTTGCGTGGCTGGTTGTGTCGGAGATTGAATCGTCTGCGCCTGCTTTTTGCCAGATGCCTTTGTTGCAGAAGCCTTTTTGGATACCGCACCAGTTGCTCCGCCTGCCTTCGCATCCGGGCTTGCGCTTACACCATCCGGCACATCGACGGTTTGCGTGGCTACTTTTCGAATATGGATAAACTCTGCGCGAAACTCTACGGCCTCACCAACACTTGCGCTGCGTGGAATGGTCACAGAGGTCAGCACCATGTCATCGTATGTTTTGTGCTTGGTGTAAACGGTCAGCACTTCGCGCTTCTTGATTAGCGTATTAAGCAGGTCGAAAACGGATTGCGTCTTGTTGTCAGCACTGCCGCCACCAATGAAGCCGAGAATAGACGCGCTGGCATTCAATGGCGCATCAGTCACGACACCACGAATAGTCAGCTTGTCGGCCTGCTCAATCACATGGTCAGTGACCGGCGCACCATCCTCCACCGGGTTGCTAGTGGCCTCTGCGCTCCATTCATGCGACTCATCAAGCATTGCATCCAGTTCGATATTGCCGTACTGATTGCCAAATGTGCTTTGGAATTTCTGACCACCAAAAAATAAACCGAGCATTTTTTACCTTGCGTAAATTGCCGCATCACGCGCAAACTTGCTATCACTGGTTTCCCGGAATGCTTTGTTAGCCGCGCCATTGAGCACCCGTACCTGCTCCGCAGTCGTGCCAGCCGGAACGGTCACGTTTACGTTTGTTGTGTTTACAAGATTCGGCCTGCTTCCAACTGCCGCGCCTGGTGTTGTCTGCACAGACGGCACAGTAATGCCGCCTAGAAAATTGCTTGCTATATTGAATGGAGCAGCAATGAAGTCTTTAAAGTCTGTCCAAGCTTGTTTCACAGTAGCGATTGCCTCTCGTGCGCTTGCTGCCCACCAGTCAAACTTGCCAATCAATCCGCCGATTACGGAATCCCCGCCTTTGAACCACACCCATAAATCTTCAATCAGCAGCAAAATGATGGCGATCTTTGCTGCAAGGATGATGAATGGCAAAGCTACAGCAAGCACAGCAGCGCCAAACGCCTTAATCAGCAATATGGCCGTTGCGCCGAACACGCCGCCCAATCCTGCGCCAATCCATTTCAGCAATTGGTCCCATCCGCCAAGCGCGTCAGCCAGCTTGTTTACGCCCCATTCTATTTTGTCAAACGCGGTTAATATCGTATCAGCAAGGCCGGAAATGAACCCACTTTCTCGGTTCATCCGATCGATCATCATGCTGTATCGGTTGCTGACTGCCGTGGTTGCGCGGCTAACCGTCATTGGCATTTTGCGGAAGTTATCGTCAAAATACGCCGACATCTTGCGCGTGGCTTCGATCACTTCGCGTGCGGTCAATTGGCCGTCGCTAGCCATCTTTTTAAGTTGCTCACGCGGCTTGCCCATTGCTAGCGCCAATTGGTCTAGGTATTGAGGCGCGGCCTCGGCCATGGAGCGGAATTCATCGCCCTGCAACACTCCAGACGCAAGCGCTTGTGAGAATTGCTGCATGACGGCAGAGGCTTCTTGCGCAGATGCGCCACCGACCACAAGAGCCTTGGCAATCGTATCTGTGATTCCGAGTAGGTCCTCTTGCGTGGAAATGTAGTCCTTTGCCGCGTTACCGACTCTTGTGTAAAGTCCGGCGTATGCCTCAATCGCCATACCCGTTGCGCTGGCCCTGCGGCCAACTTCATCGAATGCCTCACCAACATCGCCAATGGTTTGCGGAAGCATCCCGATGCGTGAACTGATATTCTGCATGCTATCGGCAATGGCAATGGCTGACTTGGCCCATGCTGCGCCAGCAAGCGAAGCGCCAACGCCCATTAGCGCCTGCGCCGCATACTCAGCCTGCTTCTTGATCCGGTCTATGCCCGCTTCGGCCTTGCGCATGCCGGAATCGTCTACGCTAAACCCCAGCTTGGTAATCAGTTCCCGGACAATCATTTGTTATCAAGCCTTTCATACACCGCTGCCTCGATGTCAGACTGCATATCCAACAAGGCATTGATCACCAGCAAATCGTCAACGGATGCCGTGCCGTTTTTTACTTCTGTCAGTGTGACCGTCTTTGCGATAATCGGCCTCCAAATCCAGAATTCCGCGCTTACTTCGTCTTTGAGCTGACCGGGGATTTTTGCGTTTTCGGCGCGTCGATTAGATTGCCAAATCTCCCGGCCAGCCCCTGAAAAAAAGGCGCAAACTGAAAACGGGCTACCAGGAAAACAAGCTCATAGAAATCAAACAAAGTATCGACCGTGAAGCACTGGTCAATATCTGTTTCACCTTTGATAAACTTTTTGTTTTCAATACAGTACACGCGGGAAGCCGCGAACATCGGCAGCACAATTTCATCAATTACGCTTTCGTCAATGTTTGCTGCAATGACCCCTGCGGCCTCTTTAACGTCCACATCGCCAATATTCTTTGTGCCGCCAGCCATCGCGCCGAAGATCGGAACAATGACCTTTTGCAAACGCAGCAAGAGCTTGTTTGCCTGAAACGCATTCATGGCGCAGCAAGTAAACTCACGGCCACCTACTATAAATGTCTCTTGCTTCATGTGTTAATTCGGGGCCGAAGCCCCGTTCCTTTGTTATTGCCCGCCGCCGTGGAAGATACGCAAGTCTGCCGCACTGAATACCCATGTGCGTTCGCTCACTTCTTTGCCGAAGATGGCTTCAGGGATGGTCTTAATCCAGCACTGCGTAGCTGCGGCCAGAGAACGGCCAGAGCCGTCAACAATCGAGATTGGCACTACGGCCAAGCCGTCGTTTGTCAGATCGTCGGTTGCAAGCAAGGTTGAAAGCAGATCATTGGCTGTGCTGGTTTGCAAGAGCTTGAATTCAAACTCGCCCATCTTGTTAGCGTTTCTGGCGCGTGCCACGCCGCCGTCAGTGCCGACGCGGGTGAAGTACATATCCTCGTCGCGCCGCGCAACAATCGAGTCGCCGTCAGAAAAACCGCTCACAATGACACCGCCAACGGTGACGATCACCTGCGCCGGGTCATAAGAGCCTGTAAGTGTTGCTGTCATATTTTCCCCTTAATTACAGTTCGTAGGCCAGTGCGCCGTTAATCTCTACCATATGAATTGCGCCAGCAATGCGGGCCACAAAGCCCAATTCCAGAACACGCGAAGCCTTGATATTTGGCGCAATCTCAACAGATCGCGGATAAGTGATTACAAAGCCCGGCACAGAATCACCATTTGAATCCAACTCATCCGGCGCAATGCCACCAGCCGTTTGACCCTCTTGCAGTGACTTGCGTAGATTGTTCACGCACAGCGCAATGCCCGCATCGGTATACGGCACCTTGTCGCGATTGATCATCATCTGCGCCATGTTGGTTTGGATGGTGTCTTTCAGCCAGTCGCGGAAGCGAATCACATCAATCCATTCACCGGAAGCCACCTTGCCCGGAGCGGTAAGCGCAATCTGTGTCTGGTAAAACTCAAAAGTGTTGCCGCCCTTGTTCGTGATCGTCTGCTTCTGCGTAGCGGTCAGATTGGAAGGCGTAACGCTGGCAAGCTGCTTCAGTGCCCACGTTTCAGCGCCAGGCTTGATCGTGAACACGCGGCCAGCCCACGCCGCATCCGGGTATTCAGTGGCCGCATTGGTGTGGTACAGCACAGCCGTGCGGTAGTAGCGCGAATCGCTAAGAACGCTAATCAGATCGGTAGTAACGCCAGCATTCAGTACGTCGGCTTCTGCCGTGGCCGTAATGAACAGCTTGTCGTTAGCTTCTACCCACTCCGCAGCATCCAATTGAGTCTGCTTCACACGCTCAACCATTACCAGGCCATACCAGCTATTGTCTTCATCGGCAATGGCGGTAAGATCGTCGGCAGTGGCCGTAGCAGCAGCCAGCGGGCTGATAGCGCCCCAGGACAGGCCATTGAGCAGCTCAATTGCGCCAGCAGCGCCAATCCATGCCACCTCAACAGTATCGCCTACTGCTGTTGCTGTGATTTCTTCGTCGGCGTCGCTGGTAATCGCCAGCGCAAGGCCGGTTGCAATCTCTGCGGCTGTGGGTGTTGCGTCTGCCGTGTAACTGTAGGTATTGGTTACTGCTCCGGTCACTTTCAGCGAGTAAGTGCCGGAAGCGATCAAGCTTGCCACGTTAATCACGCCGGTCAGCACGGCACGACGGCCAACCTTAACCTGCCGTGGGCGCGGAATCTGGCCGAAGCAATCAGAAAGCGCGGTCAGCACATTGGGCGGCAGATCATCCTCTGCGGCGGCTGCGTAGCTGGTGTAGACCCGCACCCGCTCCGGGAAGGTCATGAGCGGCGCAACAATCATCGGAGTGCCGAAATCGCCGCGCACCACGCCAGTTGTTTGCAGCGCAATTTGTACGCTTACGATATCGTCAAGTGTTGCCATAAAGTTTTCTCCTAATAGCAGAAATTATAATGTTGCGACTATGGTTTCCGCAAGTCCTGTATTGGTTTGCGTCATGTCTGCGCCTTGATTGGTCACATATTCGGCATCAATGCCTACTTGATCAATGCCACCCGTAGTATCCAGCAACGATGCGCCGAATCTGATAATGATGTCCAGTGCTGCGCGAGGCTCAAATGCGTCATCGTCCAGCAAATAAGGAATTGCGGCAATTTCTCCAATATTGGCAATTGCAATTTTCTGCACCTGCCAAGCCTCATTTGCAGTAGTCTTTGCCAGATTATCGCGCAGATCAATCATTTTGATATCCGAATCTGCGCCCACTCTTTGCAATTGCAACGTGGCCTCACGCACACCCAGCACGGTTTGCTGATAAGACACATTCACACCTTGGCTGTAATACTCGCTCCCGATCTTGCGAATGGATGCAGGGCGCATTGTCCAGTACGGCAATGATGGCCTCGGTGCATTCTGGTCAGCGAAGATCAGCGTTTCCGATCCGATCTGCGCCTTGATGAGCGCATATAGCTTGCCTTTAATGGTATTCATTTAAGCTTCTTTGCCCATTTCTCGCCCTTTTTGCGGGCTGTGGCTATATTGATAGCCTGCACATGCGCAACTGCCTTTTCGCGGGCTGCTGGGCCTGTATAGCACTTGCCGCCTTCGCTGGCCTTGAATCCGGATTGGCCGTTGATTGTGCAGGAAACAACCTTAACCGGCATCATCACTCCCACAGATATTTAATCACGCGGATATACCACCCGTTCACGCGCACGGTACAGGCTCCGTCGCTGTAAATCTGGTATTCAGCAGGGTAATTTTTGATGTCGTTGCTTCCGACATAAAACGGGATATTCAGCACCATTTGATGTGCTGCGGCTGACTTGAATGTTGATTCTGTTGTTGGCAAATAGAAGGCACTGGCCGAGCCGATGCCAAATGACAGACGAGACTTAACCATCTGACTAGGGCCGCTTGTCGTAACCTCAATGTCTGAGCGAAATTCAACCATTGTCTTTACCGGCAATTCGGAAAACGCAAATTGGTTGGTTGTCGAATTCCAGACGGTTGTAATTCCTGCCGGTAGTGAATCATTGAACGTGAATGGTCCCAGCTTGTCATTTGTCAGCTTAGTCCATGTGTCCGATGAAACAGAAATAGGCGTAACGCCAGTGGCCGCGTCATTGTAATCAACGAATCCGACCTGTTGCTGCAATGCTTCAATTTCTGTTTTTGCGCTGGTGAAGTTGTTGCGCACGCCGGATGTCGTGGCATTGCCCAATGGCGGAATGCTGGTGTCGATATTGCTAGACATTTATGGCCTTTTCAATGTTCCGTTTGTCCAATCCGTTGTGGAACTGACTTTGAATATTTTAATACCGATGTATTTGTAATGACTAATAACGCCGGACTGATTATCAAATGCGCTCACCAGTTCGTAGCCATATCCGCCATGCACAATAATATCAGGCTGAATGTTTTCGCCGTCTGCCGTGGTTTTCAACTTCACCGACGAATAGAATTTCTTGGCTTCGGACAAGTGCCTTCCTTCGGGCAGCGATTCCATTTCCTGCCCGGAGTTTAGCGGCTGTGCTGACATCTGCACGGATGAAACACTGCGCGTACCGCCAGACCATACGCCATTGGTGTATGTGCCTGTGGTTTCATGCAATACGGAAAGCGGCTTGCGGAATGTGCTCATTTGTTTCGCAATTCGATCTGTACTGCGTTGACCATTGCGCCGGTATCCACCAATGTTTTACTGGAGCCTTTTTTGCGCGCAACGGTTTTCGGTGAGAGTGGAGGCGGAATATTGCGCCCGGTAATCGTTTTTTTAATCCGCGTGACGTGCTTCTGGCCGATGATGGTTAATGCAACATTTGCGGTTGCCTTACCTGTCACCAGCGCATCAATCTGGCGCTCAAAATCCGCATCAATCTCTGCGCGACCCTCATCAAACGAGATTGCCATGAACGGGCGCGATGGTATATTCTTTGTGCCGTATTCGTTGTAAGTGGCGTATTCCGCGATGCTCACACCATCGTTATCCGCTCCAGACAGAATGCCAACTGCCACAATCTGGCCTTGCGCCTTTTCAACTTCGCGCTTGATGGCTTGCCAGCCACGATCAATATCTTGGACCGTCATATGACCCGCGTCATGATGTTCACGCCGAAGCATGGCCGCGTCAGGTCGATATATTGCTGGCCGTATGACGTGGAGCCAAGCAACGTATCGCCGCCTTTGATCGTTGCGTAGGTGCGTGACAGATCGCCTTCACGCTCGGATACGATAGCGCCACCGCCAACAGACCCACCTTCCGATAGCGCCAGCAAATGCGCAGCATAGAGAGCCTGGGCCATCGCCGCCCGATCATCCGTGAAGCATGTTTCTGCCGCCTGTAGATCGGCCATTGCCAGCCACTTATTCACAGTGGCATCAATCGTGGCCGCGTATTCTGGCGCAAGCAGTCGGAAATATTCAAGTGCTGTCATTCAGTTGGCCCCACCAGTTGCAGCCCCATTCTATCCAGCGTAGTAAATGGATCGCCATCGGTCACAGTTACCACAGCAAGCAATGCCTGTATTGCCTCAACAGGCGCACCGGGCAAAGCTTCTGCTGCCTTGGCCGCATCGCCTGGTATGCGATGCGCATCGGCATCATCCATGGCCGGTACGTCGAGTGGCAGCATGTCTGCAAACTGCGGCCAGATCAGACCTGCGGATATGTAATGCGTGGCAGGCTCTGCGCCATCAGCTGACAACGGAGCCGTGAACATGCCATCACCTCCGGGAATGCCTGCGCACATCTGCCGCGCCTGCTCAACTACTGCTGCTGGCACGATGATGTTGCGGTGTATCCACTGTGTCATTTCTGTTGTTTCCACAAATCTTGTGCCGTGATTGTGTCTCGTCCTGCTGCGAGAACGGACTCCCACAGCGCATATAGCGAATCATCATGCATATCAATCGCAGCTTGCGCGACTTGTTCAGTTTCATAGACACCCGGCAACCATGTACCGCCGTCTGATATAACAAAAGTACCTTCTGGTAGTTTGTAAATCATGTTGTATAAGCCTTGGTCTTGCCGTTGATATACCGCTCCACGCTGGCAATCTGCGAATCCGTAGATGCAGCGCCGCGAATGATTAGCGAGTACAAATGGCCGTTGAATGGCACCGAAGTGCCAGCGCGTCTGCCGATGTAGAGCGGGTAGTTGCCGTAGTTGCCTGTGCCTTGGTCTGTTGTGCTGGATGCGGCTTGGGTTCCGTTGACACGCAGGATTGCGGAGTCGCCGGAGATGTTCCCTTGCGCGGATAAAATGCTTGTAACTGGAGCCGCATGTGACGACGCCGTATGTGTGTCGGCTGTCAATGTTCCACGCGAGTACCAATCGTAGCGAGGCAAACCATTAACTGCTGGCGCAGCAAACAGGAATGCGCCGTTATTTGACGAGTAAATTGCAGACAGTTCCGCTAAACACGCCGTCGCAGCATCACTCAACTTCCGCACACCCGCCGCCACCATCACCTTGTCCGTGGCGGTGAAGTCGATGCTGTTTGTGACAAGGAAATCGTCTACGCCGTCGAAGCGCAGATGGATTTGATACGCCGACACATCGTAATCAGTTGCGGTTGTGACGCGCTGATAACCTGTTGGTGTAGCCATTACGTGGACTCCTTATATCGCCATGCGTTGTCCATTCGTCTTGGCGGCGTTGTTATCGCAGCCATAACGCAAGCACCATTCTGAATGCGTGATTTAATGGTTTGCAGGTTGGCGCTGTTCAGTCTGCACAGTTCAGCCAGAGACATCCGCTTATCAGAGCAAACGATTTCGTGCTTTGCCTCTTTGATGCTCAGCCCGCGATCAAGGTAATGCCGCAACTTTGCCTGATGCACTCCAAATTCAGCCGCCAATTCTTTAATGCGCTGAAACCGGCCATCATGCTCATACAGTCGTTCGCGGGCCTCGTCGCCCATTGCAATGGCTTCCTGCGGCGTTTTGCCAAGAGACAGGACACGGGAAAGCAGTAGTCTGTACGGAAACCCTTCTTTCTCGGCTATATCCGACAGGCACAGCATTTCGCCATTCCACTCATACTTCTTGCGCCAACTGCGCTGAGCCTTGCTGAAGTTTTCGCGAGTTGCTTCTGTGTGCTTTACGCCAACGCAGCTTCCCGCCATCTTGCAGGTGTTGAACGCCGGACTCAGCGCGTCAAGGAAAATCTGCTCATACATCAGCACATGCGACTTGTCGCACACCACCAGCACTTCAAATGCAAACGCTTCTGCGCCATATTTGCGCCAAGAATGCTGCATGTACTTGGAGTCGTGCGAACCGCGTTTCAACTGAAACTTGTGGTGTTTCCATCGGCGCTTGAAGTTGTGTGCGCTGCCGATATAGATGTTGCCAGTTGGTTTACAAGTAATCCGGTAAACGCCAGACATGTTAGAAAAATTACTCATTGGCAATCTCCAACTGCGCCTTGCTCACGGTTCCGCTGACGGTTACGGTTAATGTTCCAGCCGTCGGTGTGAACTCCAGATAGACGCGATTGTCAGCGCCATTACCAACCAACGGCCCGGCGGTTGATGTACCAGTCAGCGTAATCGTGCCAGTACCCCAGAAAGAAAGCACATACGGCAGCGCCTTGGTGGTTCCGGTTTGA